TGTTGCTGATAATAGTGGTGGCCTTGCATATTGTGGACTCCGACACTGATAAAACCACAAACAGAAAAGATCAATCTCGTATCAAGTAGTGGACGAACCAGTTCGTCCAAGTGATCGCTGCGCTCTCACTGTTTGAATCAATCAAGTTGCGAAGCAACTGCTCGCTCATACAGATAGTGGATCCATACTTCTCCCAGAACCGGGAGAAGTGGTGACGTCATACGAGATAAGCACGCCATCTTGAACAGCCATCACTACACGGGGCGGTAGCCCTATACCCCCTCAGGCTGACTTCATTTGCTACGGAACACTCTATCAGCAGTTCAAGCCACTGATCAGTGTGGGTGTTGTGTCTTTTTCACAGAGCACCATCGTTTTTGCCTCAGTTTGCAACTCAGGATTCACCATCTTTTCAAGACGTATTTCCTGGATCTCACGATCTGCTGGGTTGCTATATTTTTGCCTTGAGCCTTTTTAATTCTTCTCGCAGCAGATTGCTGCTGCCTATTCTCACATTGATGATGCCATTGTAGTATTCATCCGACTCCAGCACTCTGCGTTCAAACTGTTCCAGAGCCTCCAAATAGCCCATCACGCCGCGGCTGCGACAGATGTAGAGTATTTCTCTGGTGAATTGATCCTCGCCCTGCTGCTGCACATCCATCATCAGCACATCGTTGCTGCCCCAATAGTCTCTCCAATCACTCTCCACCAGACTGCGACGTCTGTTGCTGCGACCTTTGAGAGGCGGACGAGATTTTTTAAACTGTGCCAGCTTCTTACCCACATACTTGCGACCTGTGGTGTGATTGGTGATCAGATACACAAATCCCACTGTGCCTTCCGGCAGAGAATCTATGGGTTGGTCTTGATACATCCATGGCATACTGGTACTTACTGTGACATGATTTTCTCTGCAGCAGTCTTGAATATTGTGAATATTTTGGCAGTGACAGAAATATTTTGGTACCAAAAGGAGAAAGAAATTTTTTGTGCCGCAGCTTTGTACTTCGTACAAACTGTAGCGTCTACCGCAGCGGCTGCGCCGTGCTACTGGCTGCGATTCTTCTCTTTGTGCTGTTTGTATTCGCGAGCAATCTCCGCTCGGCGTGTGCGACTGAGTTTGCGTATCTCACTCAGCCATTTGCGTGAATGTATTTTGCTCTGTCGGCTGGGTCTTTTGGCAAACTTTTCATTGTATTTGAAATAGTTCATGTAGGCCTTGGTCAACTGATCGTGTGTGTCGTCCATAAATCCTTTTAAATTTCATGCACTTCCACAGCATTGCTGTAGGAAGTGAATCCATTTTCTTTGATCACTTTCAATGTGTTGTTTACTCTGCCCATTAATTCGTCTTTGTGACTGATTAGATATATGCTCTTGCCTCGTTCCCTGCTCATGCGTTTCAATATGGCCAAGGATGATTCCACACCTGCTGTGTCCAAACCAGAATCTATCAATTCATCTATGAACAACAGGTTGATATCCTGATACAAACTCTCCCAAACATCGCGGAAAGCAAAGCTCAATCCCAATATCAATCTATTACGTTCACCTCTGCTCAAATTATCAAAGTCCAAATCCTGACCCAATAGAGTGATTTCCACACTCAAATCGTTTTTGAATGTGACTGTGTGTGGCAAGCCCAGTGCTGTGAGATAGTGTGTTAATCTGTTGTTTAAGAATGCCAAATTTTGATCTATGATCTTCTTTCTTATGAAACTGTCCTTGTTGGTCAACAGTTTTAATAAAAATTCTTGATGGTCTTTGAGTGTTTGCAAACGATTCACTTCACTCCAATCCAATTCTTGCAGTGCTTCTGTGCTCAGCTCTGTGATTTGATCCACATAAGGATTCTGTTCCAATTCTTTGTTTTTCAATGTGGTCTTGTAGGTTTCCAAATACTGTCTGTGTTCATAGGCTTCTTTGATGGTGTCGTAAAATGTATCAGGACGTTGTGCTTGTGCGCCCAGCAATTTGACTGCTTCTTCTATCACAGCAATTTCATCCACAATGCTCATGTTGTAATTCACAGCATCACCATACTCTTCTTCCAGTTTCAATTGTATTTCACAAAATTTATCGTTGTGCAATTCCTGACCACATGCATAACAAGAAGAGTTGTCATGCAAATTATCCAAATCCTGTCCTACTTTTTTGACTGTTTTGTCTGATTGCAACAGTGTTATTTCCAAACTGCTCTTGTCCTTTTGTAATTGTTTTAGTTCATTATTGAATTTGGTCCATTCTTCCAACTGTTGATGCGACACCAGTTCTTGTTCAATGTTAACTGCTTCCAACTCTGTGATGGACTTTTTAAGTTTTTCAACGTCTAAATTTTTTTGTGTGTTCCAAATTTTTTCTTTGTTGCTCAATGAATTGATGGTCTCTTTGATCTTCTCATTGCTCATCTTTAGACCTTCCAAACGAGCATTCTCCATGGCTGTGTCTTCTTTGCTGACTCTGATCTTGTCTTTGAGCAATTCTGCTTTCTCGCTCAGCAGTGTGATACCCAGCAATTGTTCAATGATATCTTTCTGATCGCTGGCACTCATGCTTAAAAACGGTTCAGTGTAAGTGTTCAATGCCAATATGTGTTTGAACATGGAATGTGATAATCCCAACATGTGATTGATAGCAGCCTGTGTCATACGACTGTCTCCTTGGCTCTCATCAGTGATCTCTTGTTCACTGTCATTGATAAAGTATCTCAGTGTATTGGGACGTCTGCCCCTTTCAATACGATATTTTATACCATCTTTCTCAAAAGTTAATGTGACCAACATGTTTTTGTTGTTGGTCTTGTTGACTAAATTTTCTCTGCGTATTTTTGTGAGTGCTTCACCAAACAAACCATAGCTCAATGCATTGATCAATGTGGTTTTACCAGTGCCGTTTCTGCTGCCAGCATCATCTCCACCTTGATCCAAATTCTCTCCCAACACCAGTGTGAGTCTTTGATTGTCAAAATCCACTCCTTGGGTTTGATTGCCCACACTCATGAAATTTTTAACTGTGAGACTCTTAATTTTTATCATTGTAGATCTCTGTAAATTTCCAGCAGTGTATTTTTGTTGTAACTGTCTGATTCTATGGCATTGATTTCTTTGCTGACTATTTCATCCACAGATTCAAAACGAGTAATGTCCAATGTGCTGGTCATTTCATCGTCTTTTTTGCCTGGAATTAATACAATCTCTCTGCAGTTGTAATCTTTTATAAAAGTTTCTTTGATAAAACTGGCTTCTTCATAGCTAATGTCTATGTCCAGTGTAACTTGCAAATGCATTTTGGGTTTGATAATATTTTTGGCATCATTCAATAGCTCGCCGAGATTAACTTTTAGATATCTGGGACAATTGAACCAGTTGATATATCTGGGAGTGCCACCATGTTCCATAATCATCATGCCTCGTTGATCATCATTCACGTCAGCATAGTTGTGTGGCATGGGATTGCCTATGTAATGTACATTTTTTGCTGTTTGACGTTTGTGAAAATGTCCTGTGAACACATATTCTTGACCCACAAAGTCACCAGTCTGTATCAATCCAGTGTCTGGCATCTCTATCATGGCATTCATTAAGAAGTGTGGTAATTCAAAATGACCAAACATGTATCTACTTTTGATTTTTTTAATTTGTTTGTATTCATCACCCACCAACCAAGGCACCAAAGTAACATCATCTATGGTGGTGGTCTCTGTGACCACAGTGATGCCTGGAATAAATCTAGCAAACTCCACTGAATGAATATCTCGTTTGTCTTTGTAATATAAATCGTGATTACCAGGAAAGAAATAAAACTTTTCAAATGCTTTGCCCAGTTTTTCCAAACATTTGATAGAAACATCCATGGTCATCAAGTTTAATGAATTTCTATTGTGATGCCAATCGCCACAGAATATGCCTGTTTCGCAATTGTTTTGTTTGGCTTGATCAATAAACCAATCCACAAATTCTTCACAGTCTTGATTGTGTATCACACTGTTGCTTTTTAAACCAAAGTGTATGTCAGTGAACACTGCTGCTTTTTTAAACATTCAAATATCTTCCTTTAAATTGATATTGTAAGGCAAAAACCAAAATAAGTCAATCTTTTAGGATTTCTTTTTAAATTCTCTATCAATGGCTTTGTCGTATGACTCTTTGTTCTGTCTGGTAAAACTAGGCATCATATCATTCATTTCCATAATATCATCTCTGATATTTTGATTTCTTTTTTCAATGTTGATGATTCTCACAAAAGAATTGGTCACTGCTGCTGTGTAGTAAGCAAATGGATTGTTGGACTTTGATTCATCAAATTGCAATCCAATCTGAGTCAGCTGCAGTATGGCCTGTCCTTGCATCTCGTCATTGTAGGTGTAACCTCTCACATTGCCTCGGGTGGCATAACGTTCACACAGTTTCATCCACATCATGGCCAACTTGGCAGTGGGTTTACCACTTACTTTAGTGAACTTGCCATTGTGCAAGCCACCTTCCCAATGACTTTTGCCCACACATGAAAGATTGTCTTTGCTGTCAAACTTCCAGTGTTGGAAGGCAGGAAAGTTTACTTTAACTTTGGAGTCTGCTGAACTCTTGGGATTTTTTTTGCGTCCAGGTTCATTGGGTATGTGATCATAGGTCATCACTCTGAACACCAAATCTTCCTTTTGAATTTTTTTATAGTCCACTTCACACTCAGACAGTTTCACTTTGGGATCCACTGCTTTGCGTCTTTCAAATTCTTCCACTGATAGTCTTTTGGCTCTGACTCTTTTGGCTTCGGCAATGGTTCTCACATTGATCTTTTCCAATGAGGATACAATAGCATCATATCTGTGATGTTCATCTTTGAGGTAACTGCAATAGCTGTTCTTGGATTTGTGTATTTCTTCCAACAGATCTTTGTTGTTGAGGTAGTTGATTTTTTTCATCGAATTCCTTTATAATTAGCCTTCAGTATAAACTACCCAGTTAATTTTGTCAATAAATACTTGAGAAAAGATAACCATATGCCAATAGACAGAAACGACAACATAGATCCAGCACTAGCAGTGAACAATTTTTTGGGTGGAGTGGGCAGCACTGCAGCCAACATAGCTGGAAAAGCGGCTGCTTCAGTGCAGGCTTTCACCAATCCTGCCAATCTTGTGTCAAACATCAGATCTAAATTTTTACCAAAAGATGGCATTGCAGGAACCAAAACACTCACTCAGGCCACCACAGCCACCAAACCTGGAGAAAAAGATTGGAGAGTGAAATTAAGTTTGCCTTCACACTTTGTGGGAGAAGCCATGGCACCTTTGACAAAAACCGGAGGTTTGTGTTTTCCCTACACACCTTCCATCATTGTGAGTCACAACGCATCCTACACGCCTATCAATCCTGTACACACAAATTATACCATGAACGCTTACAACAACAGCACAGTGGATCAGATCACAATCAATGCTGATTTTTTTGTGCAGAATGCTTTGGAAGCCAGATACTGGGTGGCAGCTGTTCATTATTTGCGATCAGTGACCAAAATGAAATATGGTGAATCAAGTTCAGATGCTGGATCACCACCACCAGTGGTTTTATTGAATGGCTATGGAGATTTTGTTTTTAAAAATATTCCAGTGATTGTGACTCAGTTTCAATTTGATCTACCTCCGGATGTGGATTATATCAGTTGCACTTTGGA